ACCATTACTTGTACGTAATCTTATTAATGGCTGATCAGCATCATCATCCATTACAAATTGATGTTGTCCGGGCGTTAATATACCAAAACATTTGCTTGTTAACTCTCGTCTAGCACTACTTGTACTATGCCCACGTATATGATCTTTATCTAATCCTTGTGCTTTTAAAGCATTTGTCAACGGATGTTCTACACGTTCAGCACCCGCAGTATCTCCTTCTATACCTGGAGGTACTTCACCTGGCATAACAATTCCACGTTCTGCACCAACAACATTTCCGTCTCCACCACCTCCACCAGCAGTAGGCGATGTTAAGGCCGCAAGACCACCTGAGCCGCCTGTTTTCTTTTTACTGCTTGCTAAACCTGGTAGCGTATGATTTTGGTAATCTGGTAAACAATTAGCAAAGTAATATCCCTTTTCAAAATCGTTTTCAGCAAAAAACACGATAACCTTATTGTTTATTTTTACTTGTGGAAACCACATTCCATAAGATGTAAAAACTGAATTATAATCCGATGCCGATGAATCAAACATTACACTTTTACCTTCTGCTTCATCTTGTGAAACTGCTCCAGCAAATGGACTTGCATATTGAACCGTAGCCCATTCGCCTGGTTCATCAGGTCTTTGTGAACCCTCAACATGAACTCTTATTAAACCCATTTTATTAACATCTTTAACATCACGAACTTGAGCAATATATATACCAGATGTTGGTTTAGTTTGGGCTAGGTCTTTTATCGTTCCAAGTTTGCCACGTCTGCCATGTTGTATTTTAACTTTGTCTGCCATTAAATATCCTCATCTTGTGACGGGGAACAACCTAAATCGAACCACCCTAAATCATTTTTAGCTCTAGTATGATATTTGTAAGCACCGGGTTTAGTACTACAATCTCTATATTCAAAATAATGTACCATACTTAAACTACCATATTCAACATCGGTATTTTTTAATCTAGTTTTATCTTCGTTTCCACCCCAATACCAACCTTCAGTTTCCGCATAATAACCAATTGCTTTCCAATAAGTTTCGTAAATGTTTTCTTGTGATGTAATAGCCGATTGATTATTTTGTGCAACCCAATTTTCATAATCAGGATGCATAGTTATTTGTAAAAATGGATTATTATCAGTAAATTTTAATTTAAAACATGTGCCAGTACTTTGATGACTATTATTATACCCAACATTTAATAATTGATCTTTGAGTCGTACATTATGCGTATCTTCGTTAATGACTGTTTCATAAACCTCAACCATATAGGTATTTGTACGAGCCCACCGCATAATTTTACTTGCTGAGCGCCGTAAATCAGGATGTAATCGTGCAATTAAAGCATCAGCACCATCTATACCACTACTAGCAAAATGATATTGCCCTAATGAATTAGTAGCGGCTCCGCCACCTACTGCACTATTTGTTGGGGGTGCTACCCCTGAATTTACTTCATTTACTATCATCCTGGTCCTCCTCCTGCTTCAGGTGCGTTTGCTTCTTGTTGTTGTGTTTCTTTAGGTGGTGAATCTGCTTTTAATAATAATTTTGATATAACACTACTCTTTATAGCACTCATACGAATTGCCTTTAAATATTGTGTAAAAACTCCACCAGCAAGAGCTGATGTTACTATTGTTACCATATATACACCAGCAAACATATCTAATTGATCAGTATGTACTAATCCATCAGATGGATTATATTCTTCACCAAACCGGGTATCTAACAAAAAGTAACATCCTCCTTTAAAATAATCTGGGTATGCAGTTTGAATGTTCTTGGACTTAGCAGGTGATACTTTTCTTGGTCGTCCAAACCAATATGGATCTCCACGTATTTCTAATTCAATATTAAGTAAGTCAGCCATATTTTCTAAATTCATTAATTGATAATTAGATTTTTGTGTTTGTGATGTTTTGTTATCTTCATCAGAATCTTTATTTGTTAAGTATGTTCCAGCATTTTTTTGTAATGCCTCATCAGCATCAGATTTAGAATTAAATTCTTCAGCAAACTGTGTAGGAAGATCATCATTAACTGTTTTATGTTGCCGTGCCCTTGGTTCAACAGTTACAACTTGAAAGACTGGGGCAGAAGTAGCATAGGCTTGATTTGCATTTTCTTTTGTCCCTGGTGGATTTCGTACAATTACTTTTATTGTACCATCTGGACCAATACCAGCCTTATTTTTCTTTTCTTGACTGAGTGTTGCTGACGTTTGTGTTGTTCCTCCTGATGTTGCTAGTTGCCCGCCATATGGTGGATTTGGAAGAAAATATAATGTGTTAAATTTCATATCAAGATTAATAACATCAGTATTTAAACCTGTAAGTTGATACCTGTAAAATTTAGTTAAATGCCCACTAGAGTTTGCCGATTCTAAACTTTTAATACTTTCTGCTTCTGCTTCTTTTTTGGTGTCATTTCTATGATCCATTACAGTATATGGATCAAGATGTATATCCCAGTATTTTCCATAATCATTTCTAGTTTCATCAAATACTGTGGTTTTAATATTTGCATTTAAAGTATAATATTTTAATCTATAAGTTTTTTTCGCTTTAGTTTTTGATTTTGAATCTGCTTTTTTACCTACTGCCTTCTGTGCTTCAATATCTCTAACAATTTGTTCGCTAATTTTTGTTGCTTGCCAAAAAGTTTTGATAACATTCGATATACTTACACCTGCTTTAAATGAAAATTTAGGTTCTAACATTACAGTACCGGATTGACCTGCTCCTACTCCTGCAGGTTGCACATATTTTTCATATTTTTCATTAATCCATTTGCTATCGGCTAAAGCAGGATAATTAATTGCAATCTTAAAAACATCAGTTACGCCCTTACTAGGTGTGGCGGATTGTACATCATCAAATTCTTGGTCATAAAGTTTTCTCTCTAATGCCTTAATTGCTTCACCAAAAGTTTTACAATTTTCAATTTGAATACCTTTAAGCAATTTTAAATTATCTTGTAAGTCAGCAAACCCAAGTTCAACAAAATTACATATATGTTGAGATCCCTCACCTGCACTACCGTATGTACTGTCTATAGTGGTAATAATTATCGGCCAACTATATACAGATGCTTTTGTATCATTATAAAAAAAGTTCTCTTCACCAGCACTATTCACAAATCGAACAGTCAAAATATATCGAGCTTGTGATAAACTTCCTTTTATGTTTAAGGATTGTAAGGATGACCACAAATATCTATATAAATTAAAAGTTATTGGTTCAGATAATACAAATTGTCCTCTAACACCTAATGCATCACGAGCTCCTCCGGCAAAAGACATTACAGCCTGAACATCTAAATTATCAATGTTTAATAGAGTTGTTGTGCCTGATTGGGCTACAACAATTTGATCTTCACCTTTGATAGCACCAGAATCATCCATATACTGATCAACATTTTCTGGGTTTATCATTGTTAAAGTTATATGATACGCATAACTTTGATATGCATTTAAAACATTATCTTTAAACTCTATATTTTCAAATTCAGCCATTTTTTAAACCGTTAAAGCATTGATTGCACTTTTGCCAGGAATTGTAAGCACAAGTCCTTCTTTAAAATCCCAAATTGGGTGATCAATTTTGTCTGGATTTGCTATTTTAAATACCCACCAAAATTTTGATGTTTTATATAATTCATAACTTAATAAATCAGGTCGGTAACGATGTTTGAATTGTAATGTGTATTCAAATTCATCACCAGTGTCAGGTATTGTTCGTGGTTCATAAACATCCAAATATACATTATTTTGGTCGGTCATTGCTAAATGACTATTCGACTGGTATTCTACATTTGCCATCAAATATATCCTTTGTTACTAAGTTTGCCTTGTGTAAAGTCTCGCATGTTAAATTCTTTTCTTACATCAGTTGGTCGATATTGAACTAAAAATGTAATACTTAAAGTCATTAATGTTGGTACACCAGTTGTGTCCTCTCTATTAGATTCATATGGATTTGGAATATATACATAATCAACAGTTTCTGGTAAATCCATATTAAAATTTTGAATAACAACTGGAACATTTTTAAACATATATTTTCCATATGCAGTAAAATAACATACTTGTGGTGGCGATCCAGGCAAATATTCTGATGATCCAAATCTTTGTTTTGTAACTGACCGCAAAAATTGAAGTATAGCCAATAGTAAGGTTGCTTCTTGTACTGTATTTGCACTAAATTGCCCACTGACTGTTATACTTGGCGCATTACCACGAATATAGTTATTGTATTGATATGGACTATTAACTATGCCCGTAGTAGCATATTCAACAGATACGTTAGTGTTAATTGTAGGTGTATATGGCCAAATGAACCCTAATGTTTTAGTAGAACCACCACTACTTGATGTGGGGAACATTTCCTCACCATAGTAATCAATCAAATATTGCAATATACTTGTATTAGTGATCTTTTCAGGATCTCCAGAATCTTTAATTGCTTCTGATAAGTTAAATTTTGTATAAAGTTGACATCTATTTGGAGAAGTCATATCACTTGAAGAACCTGCCATTATGCATCACCTATCTGTTGTGTTAGTTTTGTAAAAATATCTTTGTGTTTGTGTATATCAAAATCTGGACTTACATGTTGTTTTATTATATCAAGTTTGGATGATTTAGAATCTGCATGTCTTAAATCATTTCTAAAATCAGTTCCACTTCTAACTGCTCCTTGATCATCCATAACATTAGGAACGAAATAATAATATACTACATCTGGTTTCGGATTATTTGGTGTTGGATCGTGATATACTTGTAATGTGTTTGCTTGTCCTGGATTCTCTAATTGAAGTAATGTTGAACGAGACCCAGCACTATTTTGTAATCTGGTTAGGTCTTTTTCACCAATAGCGACAATTACTGCTTTTGTTGTACTAACAAAATCTGCATCTTCACCAAATATATCAGTTAAGTTACTAAATGGTTGATATGGATTTGATTGATGTACAACATTTAACTTGTCTTCTTCTGGAGTGTGATCATGACGTACACCATGTACACCTGTCATTACTTCTAATTTATCATCAAATCCCATTGGATTTTTTGCAAGTTGTTCTTTATGCCCTTTTGATAACTGTGAATATCCCGCAGTTCCGTGAACTAACTTTGCAGCTTTAAGTTTTTGTTGTGCCGTTTGTACCGCTTTACTAAACCCAGCAGTTATAATAAATACTTTATCTGAACCAAACTCATCAATGAGATGATCATAGGAAGATTTATGCCCATAATGGAATGGTTGAAACCTACCTGGATACAACACGACATAATCATTAGCTCGCTTATTTTCAAGCAAAACAGAATACAACATATTCAGAATCCTTTATACTTGTTCGAGTATTTATAATGGTTGACTTTAGGGTTTTCGTGTTGTATAATAGTAGTAAAGCGACCTTTCAAGGAGATTGATGATCAGACCCACTAAAAACCAGTATTTGAGCAATAGAGAGCTACTTGCTGAGATACATAAAAGCAAAAAGAGTTTTGCATGGTCCGCTGATGATTTCAGTTGGAACTTTGACTTAATACTTCCAGATGAAAAGGAATTATACAAGTTAAGACCCACAAGAGTTAAAGAATTGGCAAAAGAAAAGAGTATGGATAAGGCTTTGGAAGATGAAGGGCCTACATATACTATACATGATGTTGTTGTTCGTGTAATGAATACAGATCATATACCCGATGGAACAAAAAGACGACGAATTGCAAATTCTTTTACATATAAAGTTAAGACAAATTTCCCACCTTTTAAACATTTTCGCATAAAGCCAGAAATCACAAAATTCCCATATGAATGGTACGAATGTTCCCGCTCTCACTGGAATGGTGATTTAGAAGCGGGAGAGTTTTGTTCGACGCATGGAATAATGACTGATAATCTTGCATTGGCTTTTTTAAAATTATGCAAGCGATACAGTACTCGTGCAAATTGGCGTGGATATACTTACGTTGAAGAAATGCGAGCCCAAGCCCTCTTACAACTTAGCCAAGTAGGGTTGCAGTTTGATGAGTCAAAATCATCTAATCCATTTTCATATTACACACAAGCAGTAACTAATTCATTTACAGGCATACTAAACAATGAAAAGAAACATCAACATATAAGAGACGATTTGTTAGAAAAAAACGGGTTGAGTCCTAGTTATACTAGACAACTTGAAAATGCTAAACATTTGTATATAGAAGAATAGTAGATGTTCAAAAAAGTTGCGTGTTTTACAGACATACATTTTGGTCTGAAAAATAATAGTCGTGTTCACAACATTGATTGTGAACAGTTTATTGAATGGTTCTGTGAGACAGCCAAAAATCAGGAATGTGATACTTGTATTTTTCTAGGGGACTGGCATCACAATCGTGCCACTATTAATGTTAGCACAATGAATTATACTGTTGCTAACATAGACAAATTAAGTAAATCGTTTGAAAAAGTGTACATGATTATGGGTAACCATGATCTGTATTACAGAGAAAAACGTGAGATTAATAGTGTACCATTTGCTCAGATGTGGGATAATGTTATCATTGTTAATGACTTTTACGAAGAAGATGACGTTACAATATTGCCATGGCTTGTTGAACAAGAATGGCGCAAAATGAAAAAGATTAAATCTCGTTACATATTTGGTCATTTTGAATTGGGCGGATTTAAAATGAATGCCATGGTAGACATGCCAGATTTTGGTGGACTCAAACCAGAGCATTTTGAAAACCAGGAATATGTCTTTTCAGGACATTTTCATAAAAGACAAAGAAGAGGAAAAGTACATTACATAGGAAACGCATTTCCACATAACTTTGCTGACGTTTGGGATGCAGAGCGTGGAATGATGGTTCTTGAACATGGCGGTAAACCAGAATATATTAATTGGGACTATGCTCCAAGATATGTAACATTACCATTAAGTGACTTACTTGCAAATCCACAACAATATCTTGTTCCTAAAACAAATGCAAAAATAATAATGGATCTTGATATAAACTACGAAGAGAGTGTGTTTATACGAGAAACATTAGTACAGGAATATAATGTTAGAGATATTGCCCTAGTAAATGCAGAGCGTGAGGAAATAATAAGCTCAAATGAAGACATAAGTTTTGAAACAGTTGATGAGATTGTACTAAAAGAACTTATATCAATTCAATCTGAAATTTTGGATACCGAATTACTGGTTGGTATATATAATCAACTTCATACAACTTAAATACAGTTATGGAAATAGTAATTGAAACGCCACAAATACAAGATCCAAAAAGACATGTAAAAAGACGCCCCAAATTAAAAAAACCAAACTTATTTGCAGTTATTTTGGTAAACGATAATTTTACAACCATGGAGTTTGTAATTTATATCCTTACAACTATTTTTGAAAAATCTGACGAAGAAGCATTGACAATAATGCTAAGTGTACATCAAAAAGGCAAAGGTACTGCTGGCGTTTATCCATTTCAAATTGCTGAACAAAAATCATACGAAACTAAAATGGCCGCTCAGGCAAATGAATATCCTTTACAAGTAGAACTTGATGAAATCGATTCATGATAAACATAAAATCAATAACAGTTAAAAACTTTATGAGTGTCGGTAACGTCACTCAAGCGGTGGAATTTGACAAGGCCGGAATAACACTTGTATTAGGGAATAACCTTGATTTGGGTGGTGACGGGTCACGTAATGGTACTGGAAAAACAACCATTGTCAATGCATTAAGTTATGGATTATATGGTAGTGCATTAACAAACATTCGCAAAGATAATCTAGTTAATAAGACAAACAATAAAGGAATGATGGTAACCGTTAATTTTGACAAGGACGGCCATCAATATACAATAGAACGTGGGCGGAAACCAAACATTTTTAAGTTTGTAGTGGATAATAAAGACTTGCACGATGATGAAACTGATGAAATGCAAGGCGAAGGTAGACTAAGCCAACAACAAATAGAAAACATACTAGGAATGAACTTGGGTATGTTTAAACAAATTGTTGCACTAAACACATATACCGAACCATTCTTAGCATTAAAAGCAAACGACCAACGTGATATTATTGAACAACTGTTAGGTATTACGCAATTATCTGAAAAGGCAACTATACTTAAAGAATTAGTAAAAGAAAACAAAGAAAGCATAAAAGAAGAAGAGTTTAGAATAAAAGCAGTTAAAGATGCAAACGAAAAAATACACGAATCTATTAAAGACTTGGGACGACGAAGTGCAATATGGGTTAGGGGAAAAGAAAAAGAAATACAGGACACTAAACTTGGTTTAAAACGATTAGAAAACATAGACATTGAAAAAGAAATAACTCAATGGAAAAAACTAGAAGAATTTAATGAATGGCTTACTGAAAAAACAAACACTAAAAAAGAACTCGCACTTGCAAAGAGAACCCTTGATGATAGTTGTGCTGTTTTAGAAACATTAATTGTAGAAGATACTGCATTAGAAAATCAAACATGTCCGACATGTAATAGGGAGTGGGATGATCCAGAACATAAAGAATTACATGAAAGTAAGAGCGGCCAACTAACAAAACAAAAAGAACTAGTAGACAAGTATAAAGAAGAACACAACACAATACACGAAACATACGAAGGGCTTGGCGTTAGCCGTGATAAACCACCAGTACACTATACAAGTTTAGAAAATGTTTATGAACACAAGAACTCATTAAAAAATTTAGAAGATAGACTTAAAGAAAAAGAAGCAGAAGAAGATCCGTATGTTGAACAAATAGAAAGTATGAAAAATAATGCATTACAAGAAGTTTCATATGATTATCTTAATGAGCTTGATAGATTAAAGGAGCATCAAGAGTTTTTATTTAAACTGCTAACAAACAAAGATTCATTCATACGTAAGAAAATTATAAACCAAAACTTAGTATATCTTAATCATAGACTCGATTATTACCTTAGAAAATTAGGATTACCACATGAAGTAAAATTTGTAAATGATCTGTCAGTAGAAATAACTGACTTGGGGCGAGAACTTGACTTTGATAATTTAAGTAGAGGTGAACGTAACAGACTTATACTTGGGTTAAGTTGGTCATTTAGAGATGTTTTTGAGAGTTTGAATACTCCTATAAATATAGTCTGTATAGACGAATTAATCGATTCTGGTATGGACCCGAATGGAGTAGAAGCGTCATTAGCAAGTCTAAAACAGATGAGTAGAGAACGGAATAAGAATGTTATGCTCATTTCCCACAGAGATGAGCTCTACAGTAGAGTTTCAGAATGTTTGTATGTAATTAAAGAAAACGGATTTACAACATTTAGCGTAGAAAAAGAATTTGCGATGGCCGCATGATTTTTATTGCGGCACCATTTGGTAATTATATTAAAAGTAGGAAACCTAATGTCTGGTCAGTCACAGGAAGTTGGACAAAAAACGAACGACGAGGTCGTTATTATCAATTACTCAGGAGCCTGCGATATAGGAATGGCGTTTGGTATAATGCCGTCGGTCTTCGTAATCCAGGATTCAAAAGGGGTATACAGGCACATGCACGTGGATCAATCTTTAGTATTGCTGGAATTGATAAAGAAGATTGGAAGTTTTTTGCAGAAAATGTACCAAAAGATATCGACATAGAAGTTAATTTAAGTTGTCCTAATATTGATGAGTTTGAACCTGATTGGGACAGCATACAACAATTAATAACAGGTAAACGGCAATGGTGTATCTTCAAGATATCCCCTACAACTACAACTACCGAACTAGACAAGTTGTACGAAGTTGGGGTTCGGCAGATTCACGCATCAAACACACTGAAGACGAAGTACGGAGGGTTGAGCGGAAAGACTTTGCAACCCTATACGATGAATTTAATAAAAATAATGAGAAAACGATACAAGGATACAACTATAATAGCAGGGGGAGGAGTAACATCACCAGCAAACATAGAGGCATATTTGACATCTGGTGCTAATCATGTTAGTATAGGAACAGTATGTTTTAATCCGGTAAAGTTATATAAAATTTTAAAAAATGCCTAGTAAAAGCAAATCAAAAGGTAGTTCCTTTGAACGTGAAATAGCAACAGAGTTGTCAACTCTATATGGTGAGAGTTTTGTTAGAACTCCATCGTCGGGAGCTTATGTTGGCGGCTCGAATGTCGTAAGGAAGAAAACATTATCCGAGGGACAAATACAGTCTTTCAGAGGAGACATAATACCTCCCGACGACTGGAAATACTTTAATGTTGAATGCAAATCATATGCTGATTTCCCATTTCATCACTTTTTACTAGACAAAGACATACCACTATTAGACGATTGGATAGAGCAACTATTAGATGTTGCTGAAGACAAAGACTTAAACTTACTAATACTAAAATTTAATCGAAAAGGCAAATACATAGGCTTTCAGGAAAAACTTTTGAACATATCATTTACTACTAATAAAAGACACATCATCTACAAACATTGGACTATTACAGGCTACGACAATTTCCTCTCAAAAAACTCAAACTCATTAAAGTATCTTTCAAAAGATGGTGTACCCACTTTTGAATAAAAGCCAACACGAGTTGTTAAATCAACCTCATTGAGAACAGGTACGCCTGTTCGGATCTTGAGCGGCAACAACTGCATTTGTAGTAGAAAATTTCTACTGCAAAAATTTGCAGGGTCGGTGTCTACCATAGTGGCAAACGAGTGAGCTCTCTTGACTACTTTAGAACTCACAAGGCACGATATATTTTCCCTCTCTTGGATGTATCATTTGCCTGCGTTAAAGGGGTTTGTAATAGGCGTACAGCAGAACCGCGTCTTCCTAATTAGGTTTAACTATGAGAGGTGTGCAAAAGATGACGGAAACGGCTTTTGTTACACTTAGCCAATTCAGGCTAAGTGTGACTATTAATTCGGGAAACAACTTAAAAGTAAAAAATAAATCGAAGATACGAAGTATCTGAAGATTTGATGCGAAGCATCACTAACGGTTATTTAGATTTGTTGTTGTTTAAACTCTTTATTCTTCTTTCCTGACATGGCTTCTACCTTCTCGGCGTGCAACTCGCTAAGTATTTTTAATTCTGGTAAAGATAAATTCCAAATAGTTTCATAACTTAAATCAGCATAAACAACAAAACTTAGGTAATTACGTAATAGTTGTTGTTGTGCATCTCGTTGGTCATGAAGGAATTTTTCCTTATCTTCTGAAAGTAGAAGCCTTATGCGAAAAAACTTGTCGGGTCCAAGTTAACGGTTGATTCAAACTCATTTTTACAATCAGCACATGCAACCTTCATAGTTGTATCAATACCTGCTTCATTCATTTTAGCAGCGGCATCAAATAACTTGTCATATACTCGTTTGTTTAGGTTATCAGTAATGTCTTTTATTTCATCTAAACCAGTTAATTTTTTACCTGACACTTTATCAATGATATAATCAATCATATTAGTAATGATATCAAAATTTTGTGTAAGTGTTTTTTCATATATTACAGTAAGTGCTTTTATTTTATCAACATCTGCTTGGTCTTCAACTTGAGTTTGCTCTAAATTTGTTGCAAATTGGTTCATTGCAATTACATTTCGAGTTGACAAATTTGACGGTTTAAGATAAATTTTATATGCAGTAGTTGTTACAATAGTGTCTTTAGCATAATCTTTGCTTTGCGTAAGCATCTTATCCAAATCAACACCATAATCTTTTATAGATTGGCATTTTGGACAAGTTATAGTCAGAGTGTAATCATTACCATATGTTGCAAGGTAAGCACCACACATTATAACATTTTGATCCGCTAACGACATTTCTGTAATATGCGGAATACCTGGAACAACATTTTCTAAAACACTAACCAATGCTTCTCCGTTAAACAATGCATCAGGACTTTTAAGTCTTAATTCATCTTTCGCTTTTAGTGGAAAAACTTCAACTTCACCATCAGCAGATAATTCTAATTCACCTGTATACCATCTGCCTTTACTTGGTAATGACACATATACACCAGGAGTATTTGGTTTAACCCGCTCTTTAGGTTTTGGTTGTGCAATGTTTTCAGTAGGATTTTCTTCTACTTTAGGCTGTACTATTTGAGACGCAATAGTTTTGTTAGCATCATGTTCAGCAAGTATTTCGCTCATTACATCACCTTTTGGTGGTTTTGGTTTTGTTTCGTTAGAAAGCATTTCATTAATTGAGTTTATAAACGGTTTTGCTAATGCTTCATCGCTATATGTTGTTAAAAAATCTGTATATGCCGCGATATTGTTTGATTCTTCAAAATTTTGCTTTGCTTCAACAAATGCATCACGTATTACTTTAATGGAAACAGCCATAAAAATCCTTTATAAATATAGTTACACTCTTATTTATAGGGTTAAATCTATGGTTAATTTAAGGAAGTAAAACTATGGCCGAAATGACGGACCAAACTGCTCAACAGTTAACGACAGCAATACAAGACATGTCCACCAAACTTGGTTCGGCAAAAACTACGGGAACACAAGCCGGCGGAGGAAACGGCATTTCCGGTGGTGGTACTGCTGTTGCTTCAGCTCTTATTAAACTTCATAATACTATTGGTGATTCTTCTAAAGCCTTAAGCCAACCATTTACACTGGCAGGTCAAGCACTTACAGATTTAGCCGGCATACTAAATGCGGTAACCCCCGAAATGTTACCATTCGGTAAAGAACTCGGATCCTTTGTAAACATTATTGCTCAAGGTGGAGCAGTATTAGCCAAACATAATCAAGAGCTACTTGATTTTTCTCAAGGCCTTGCTGGTTCAGCCGGTTTATCTATAAACAGTTTTACTGAATTAACAAACCAATTATCCACCGCAAATTTAGGTATGGCGGATTTTCAAAGGATACAAGCAGAATCCGCTACCTTTCTTTCTTCTATGGGCGGAGAATTGCGTGGTGCTTCTGGTCAAGCAAGACTTTTAGCAGATGTAACCAATATAGTCAATGATGATTTTGAAAAATTAGGCCAAGCCGGATTGTCCCTTGCAGAGAAACAAACCCTGCAAGGCGAATCGATGGACATGCTTCGTCAAATTGGTCTAGAACAAGGTACAACATCACAACAAGCGGCAGCACTTGTATCAGGTGCAATGCAAAATATGGCTATGGAATCAAATAAAATGGCCGCATTGACAGGAGCAGATAGACGTAAAACCCTTGCCGCAATGGCAGAGAAATTAAAGTCTGATGCAGATGTTAAAATTACCGCAAAATTGCTTTCTGATCAACAAGGTCACACGGCTGAACAAACTGCAAAAACAAGACAAAGCCTGGTCAATATAGACGGTGTATTAGGAGCATTGGGTCCAACTGGTGTCAAATTACAGCAAGCAATGACTAAGGCCGCAGAGACAGGCCAACCATTTTCACTTATGTTGGCTAAAATGCATCCACAATTATTCGCTATGGTCAGTAAGAATCAAGAATATATGGATGGGATGGAAACTATTGTTGGAAAAGTACGTAAAGGTGAAACGGTAGAGGTTGAAGATATTGGTGCTGCACAAAAGAAACTTGAAGGTAGTATGAACAAAAATATGGCACAGTCGGCGTTATTAAGTGATGCAATGGCTCAGGAATATAGAGATTTAACCCTTGCTACAGTTAACGCAAATGCTTTCGCAGCAGACGCCGCAAAAAATGTTGAAATTGAAACAGCAAAATTAAAAGACGGATCCGCCGGTCAAGCCGCTAATATGGCCCAAGTACTAAAAGATGGCTTAACTCAAGCAAAAAATATTTCAGATGTAGTGAAAACGATGGCAACTGAAATATTCAACCAGAAGTTTGCTGATGATGGAAAAACAATACGTGACGGTATTAAGGAGCATGGTACTGCCATAATTGGCGGAGTTTCCAACGCTAGAGATGTTATGATGGGTGTGCGTTCCTATAATGCTGATACAACCAAAGAAATGAGAGAATTACTCGGCACTCAAATGGCATACTCTGAGGACCAAGTTGCCGCTGCCCATGAGCAGTTGAGTAGTGCATTAGAGATGGTAGGCCTTACAGAGAAGCAAAAAAATGCAATAGCAGAAGCGGCAGGTATAAGCGGTACATTGGCCCAACTCATATCGGCCCAACAAAGTAAATCATTAGACACATCAACAGCCGTGACAGCAAAAGCACAAGAAATGCTCGATAATGTCAGTGAGATGGGCGAGATTACTCAACCTCAAATAGCAGAAGCCGCAAATGACCTTGGTGTAGGTGTTCAAGAACTGGTAACTGCATTGGAAAGATTAAGAACGTCAAATGAAGAAAGTGTAAATATATCAGGTT